ATTACAAAATAAGAAAACTGATCTTTTTTAATACGATATTGGTCTGAAATCATCTTATTCAAACCATAAAATTCTGGTTCATCTGGCGATACTTTACCATCAGCAAATATTCCCTTATCAGTATAAATGAGTTTGGAATACTCCCCCATTTCAATAAGAGAATCTAATGTTACTGGTAATGTATCTCTATCTCCACTCTCTCCATCTTTCCACAAAAACCAATTAGTGATTGAACATCCACTAAGCAGTATCAGACTTATTATTATGATGAGCTTCCAGTTCTTCTTTTTTCTTCCAAGCAGTTGCACCTAGTATGGCTCCGAATGATAAGTGAAACATTGCTCCGGCTCCTAGTGTTAGAGGAGTCCATCTAGTAATATCACATTCACTGCTGTTCAAACCCTTTTCAAGTGCTGTCATCTTTATATCATAACAATAAGCTTCCATTTTAAGATTCCATACCAAAGGAGCAACAAAAAAATCTATCAGGCAAATGAATAGATAAACTAATCCTGCCCAATCCCTCCAATGTCTGTTAATAATCTTGTTCATGTGCATTTTCTATACCTTTCAACTTTTCTTTTACATCTTCTATAGTAAAGAATGTTCCATGACCACCCTTTAAGAATGAGTCTCCACTACGAAATACTTCAAACTGACCTGTTTTACCTTCTTCTATTTCGCAAGTATCTAGTAAACTATTGTTTATTGCAGCCGAAAGACTTTCGGCCTGTGGTCTATAGTTTCATTGACCACAATATCTTATTAAATACATATTATCCTATGTTTGAGTGTGAAAGTGTGTTTGTACTGATTCACAGGATATTTCTTTAGATCTATCCATCATCATGTACTCTATCATTTTAGGTTTCATTGAACCTAAATGCATTATCACTTCACCTCGCTGAAATTCAGCACAGGAATATACATCACATTGAACCAACGCGGGAGATTCTTCATCCCAAATATGAATAGCGATGTGACTTGTTTCAATCATCACTATTCCTGTTATTCCTCGATTACCATCCTTAGTCACATACGAGGCATATGGCCCTTTAATGATTTTCATCTTTATTATTTTTGTCAAATCTTTGAGCCACTTCTTGAGTACTTTTTCTGAGGTTATTGGTTCAAGTACTTTTGCTCTAATAACTATGTGTTTGTGTTCTGGCATTATTATCTCCAAGATCCTATTTTACCACCTGAAATAATAATATCTGTATGTCCTTCTTTGAACTTCTGACCAACAAAATTGAGAATCTTTTTCATATTCGTACCCTTGGCGTAAAGTTCTCCCTTAATGTATACTCTAATATTCAATGGTCCCAACCAAGAGGTTTATTAGACCCTAATGGTACAAAAGACTCTCCACATCCACACTTCTCACCAGTTCCTAATCTATTAAATATAAATCCCTGTTCAACCAAATTGTCAGTTACATAGTCTACTTCCAATGAACCTATAACAGATTCAAGTTGCTCTGTATCAATAACCATTTGTACGTTATGGGCATCAAATAACGAATCTGTTGGGTCTATCGTATCCTCAGTTCCAAGTGTAAATTTCCATCCAGAACAACCTCCAGGCTCTGCTCCTATTCGTAAGTAGGTTTTCTCTGGGTCTAATCCTTCAGCTTCTAATGACTCTAAAAATACTTCACTTGCCTTTTCGGTTATTCTTAATATTGGCCATGGTGCTGGTGGTGAAGGTCTATGTGATGCCATTAATAAGCTCCATCACCATAATCTTCATACTCCTTAGCATAATGCGTCATGTCATAGTCTATACTATCTATAGAAAACGGCATTTGAAAAAGAGCAGTTACCCAATCTGGACACTTCGCTCTTGCAAATACTACCCATCCTATGTAATTAGTAGGATTTCTCCAATGTCTTTTCCTTTTGAATTCGTTCATTGAACCACCAGTAGTAAGAACATCATCAACAATACATATTGGGTCTTCTCTTTTTCCTGTTCCATGTAGATTTAATAACTTACCTAATATATTACCACCTCTAGGAATTCCAACTGCTTCTCTAAATGGATGTGACAGTTCTATAATCATTTGTGCTATACACTCCCACTCTTTATGAGAGAGTGCATCCATTTCTATTTTCCATTTCAAGTCTAGTCCAGAATGAGATGTGAAATCTATTTTTTGAAATAATTCCATAAGTTAAAAATGTCCGTCAGTTTTGATCGTTGCGTGGTATCCTTGTTCTTGTATACTTTTAGCGAATATTTGAGCATCTTCCCTCGTTTGACAAAATCTTTTTGTAACTTTATCTGGGTCAGGTGGATTCCATTTAGCATTTTCTCTTATTTGAGCCCAAGTATTCTTCTTACTATCTTCGTATCTAAAATATTCTACCCAGATATTCATCTTATTCTTCCTCTTATAGAATCTATAAAACCATAAGCAAGGCCTATCAAAAGAGCTGACAATAAAATATTTCCTCCAAGTGTACCTATCCAATATAACATCATTGTTCCAATAAAATATCTCATTACATACCACCTCTTATGTTTATCAATTTTCTTTCATACTTTAAGTCAACATCTTTTACGAATGCTTTCATATATCCAAGTAATTCTTCAATATGGTTTGGAAGTAAATCACCTGTAATTTTGTGTCGTAGTAAATCTGGATTCTTTATCATGTCTTTAACTTCATTATAACAAAAATGAGGTGCACTTTCAAGAGAAAACATACAACAAAATTGTTCATCTTCTCTTTTTGATGCACTACTACCCGACCAGAATGTATAAAATTCTGAATTTATCCAACGTGAATAACTCATTACATCCCCGATTTAATAAACTCTAAATCCTGTAAAGCTTCTGCTTTTTGTTGTTCTAGAAGTTTTATTTGACTTTCCATCGATTCTCTGACAGAATCAATGGCTTGTTGTAATGCATCTATTCTTTCAGTTATTTGACCATGAACAGCTGGATAATGAGTGTCAGGAAGACCTGCATATCTATTAGTTGGCACTTGACTCTCTTTCTCGTTTTTCATTGTACTCTTTCTTAATTCTAACATCCCTTCTGCGTTTTGATAAATTGTACATCTCCACAGAAATTTCCTGTAAGTCTTTTTCAGACAAGTATTCCAAATAATTTAGAATCCTTGTTTTCATTTCTTCAGCTTTGAGTCCTATTCCCTCTACTGTTTGTTGCCCCATATTCGGTCCTTTCGTTTAATATATCTGTCAATAATGAGCTTCCGTGCTCCTTCATTTTCACGATTCCACACCTTGGCCCGTTCTATACAACTTTCCTTATTGTTACTATACCACGTTTTCTGTGATTCCTTTTTCCTCACACTATTCTTCTGTTGTTCTAAAACCTTATCCCTATTCCTGTAATACCATTCTCTTTTCTGTTGTCTTATTTTCTCTTCAGGCGTCATAAGAACTCTTCCCAGCCGTATTTGGCAATAAAATAAGCATCAACAATGTCTGATACTGGACTTCTAATGTTTTTGGATTTTGGTGTTAGTCTTGTTTTGAGGTCTGGTGGGGTAAGTAATTCTGAGGTAAATGCTTCGTACATCAATTCTTTATTAGCATTTCCCTTCCCTGTAGCATATTTTTTAATCACAGTCGGTGGTACAGAGGTAAAATTCAATTTCACATTGTACATTTTATGTTTAAGGAGTCCTGTATTCTCAGCAACAGAACGTACATGAGATTTACCAGAGGTTGCAAATGCATATCCTTCAATAAATATTTCCTCACATCCCTTAATTATACTCATTGTCCAATCCGAAAGTTTATCATGTCGCTCTTCTTCTGATTTCCATTCTGGATAGGGTTCTCCATGTAGGTTTAAAATCCCATGTGCGGTGGGTCTTGATGTATTTTCCAAATAATATACATCACACATATCAAAGTCAAAAAGTCTATCATTGTATTTCCATACACATACTGATGGTGAAGTTAAGGAGTAATCAATCCCAGCTATCTTCTTCGTCATGAAACCTCTCATCGGGTTCTTCAATCAGATTACTACAAAAGGGACAACATTCTATTATTGGGGAATCTTCTTCATCATCAGCTAGGTCATATGTAATAGAATATTCCCGATCACAATAATCACATAAAACTTTATATAATATATAGTCTTCATCACTTCCTATTTTTTTAATTGACATCCATGTACCTCTCCTAATTTAACAAAATCTTCTTCTCACGCTTTTTGTTCTGGTTATCTTCATCTTTTTCCATTTCTTCTTCTATAAATTCCATCATAGATTTTGGTTCATTTTCTATTCGTTCTTTAACTATTTTGGTAGCACTTTTCTCTAAAGATTCTTTTAATTTATCAGCATGTATTTGATAAATTTTCTTCCACCCCTCCTCAGATATAGGACAATTTCCAAAAGGAGCTACAACTGGATATCCATCTTCATGATTAAGCCAACGATGTCGCCAGTCTCCCTTCTTACTATGGGGTCTAACATTTCCATCTTTATCAATATAGTCAATCATGTTTTCAGCGTCCTTATCCCAATAGACATGAAGGACGCCGAAATCTATTTTTCCATCATCAGATTTGAATCTTTGAAAAAAATTCCAGTTTCCAATAGAATGATAAAATTTAAAGCCTGGTCTTCGATACAGTATATATTTAAACTGAATTTCTAACCCTTTTCTCATTTCTTGAAAACTTTTTTCATCCATATTATGGTTTCCTCGGCAATCGTTTTGGAGTTAATGATGGCATACTCTGTTCTGGATACAATAATTTTGTATCTACAGTAAAGACTTTCAATGGAACATCCACTTTCAAAAATCTTCTTTTTCGTACAACTGTCAGGGTAATCATCTCACCTATGCCATACTTATATATTTCATCTGAAAATTGTAAACTGCTATTAATCATTTCATCATTGATTGCGATAATAGTATCATATTTTTTCAAACCATTCGGTAAATCGTCTGATGGTCTTACAAATATCCCAAACGTATTAGGAACAAATTCTGATTTGAGTTTAGGAAATTCTTTTAATATAGCATCTCTCTGTTTTGAACTAAGCAGAGGCATAATCATAATACCAATAGCTGGTCTATCAACTTTTCCAGAAGATAACATAGTTTTTACAGAGGTTTCCACAATATCACCCCTAATCGCTAATCCAACTCCCGCATTTTCAGAAATTCTAGAAACAATTAATGCATTAATTCCTACAATCTCACCCCGCATATTCATGAGAGGACCGCCAGAGTTTCCTTTATTTATAGCGGCATCAGTTTGAAGTGCTTTAATAAAGGGATGTCTTGCATATCTTTCAGTACTGGAAATAATTCCTTTTGTTATAGTCCAGGCCATACCCATAGGGTGCCCTAATGCGAAAACTTCTTGTCCTTCTTCTGGTTCTTCATCTGAAAACTCAAGGTATGGGATAGGTTCTTCTTTATCTGTAACCTCAAGTAGAGCTAAATCTGCGAGTGGGTCTATACCAATCGTCTTTACCTCATAAGTTTGCCAATCATCTTCATCATAATAAAATAATCTAAGATAATTTTGTTTATGTACACAATGATAATTCGTAAGAACGTGTCCAATCTCATTAATAACTACACCAGAACAAAGGCCTGACTTGGTTGGGTCTGTATCTGGATTAGCATTAGGGTTCATAGACAGTAGTACTACTGACTTTTTAACCCTTTTGATAACAGATTGAAATTTTACAACATCCTTAGCAACAATCAGTTCATTATCTGCTGGTTGTGCTGATATGTTAAGTGAAAAAACGAATAATGTAAAAAAACATATCAAACTATAAAATTTGATATTTTTCATGTTTATCCTTGAAAAATTGTTTTAGAGTCTACTTTAGATTCTATCGATTCTTCGCTTGGTAGCTGTTCTTGTGAATCCTCTGACTCTTCTTTTTTCACATCTAATTCATTATCTTCTGTTGTTGTTTCATTATCTTTTGGTACAACCTTAATAGTATCGGTTGTAAAAAATTTCGGTAAAGTTTTATGTTCATCTACACATGCTAATGCCTGACTCATATAAAGTTGTCCTAACCAGGCAGTATTGGGTAATTGTTCAAGATAATCTGGAAAAGTATGCTTTTTTCTAATCTTATCTAAAACACAAAAACAATGTTCTAACATTTGTCTCTGTGCCTGTGGGCCTGGTCTAACTCCTATAAGCCCTGGATTAGATATAAGTATCCATCTTAGAGTACCTTCGTAACACCCAATCATAGTGTCGTATATAATTTGTGATGACCACTCATCAGTCATCTCTTGTCTTATATAAGGTTTAATCTCCTTAGGCTCTTGTACTGATTCGTTATCCGCCCCCTGAGAAGAAGATGCATAAAATAATATAACCACCAGAACTATACCAACAACAATCCATTGAAAACGATACAACCACTTATCTGTTGACTCTTCCATGACCTTCTCCTTTAAGGTTTACCTGCTAATTTCTTTATTAAATGTTGGATGTGGAGTTCCACAAATATTAAGCCACTCTTCCCCACCCATAGTCCATGTTTCATCACCATAATCATATATCATCCACATCTGGTGATCTTCCTTATTACAGTATTCACAGTACATTTGTTCAATTACTGTTGAGGGGTCTAATTGTTTGGAATGAATACACCCCATTTGTCTCCACCCCTTTATAGGCTTTAGTTTCTTAAAGATTTCCCCCTCTATTCCACCCATCCTTGATGTCAAGTCTAAGCACTGTTCACCCTCTGGGCATGGAACATCCATTCCCGCTTGAAGATGATCCCAATACTTACATCCACTAAGTAATAGGCTTACTAAAATGGCGTTTAAGAATACCCTTTTCATCTAACCTTTTCTCATAATCTGCTATAGCCTTAACAAGTTTTCGGTCATAGTAATATACTACAAAAAAGCATCCAATCAAAAATAGCAATACTAATATTAGTAATGATGTTTCTGTCATATTAATTCTTCTCCATTTAGAGATTTTTCAAAAATAACTCCTAAACAAAATGCCATTCCCGAAAAGATAATTCCTCCGATGATCATATGGGTGGAGGATATAGATATTAAATCATTTGCTAATGTCATACACAAATCCATGTTATACCTTTCTATATTTTAATAAATTTGCTTCAAACTCATGAAGGCGTTTCCAAATGGATCGTAATTCTGTAATTGTTGTCCAATTATGTAAGAACAACGCAAATCCACCATGTACTTTACTGAACGCATTTGATACTTGAACCATCACCCCTAAAGTGATTGCTCCAGTAAACAAACTCGGACCCATAATAAGATATGGGGCAATGATCATAAACTGATCATAAAAAGTAACCCAACAATCGAAATAACCATAATGCAAATAAAGACGATGGTAGTTAAATCTGATCCCCAAAAAGAGTTCGGCGAGGGTATCAGATTGCGCATAATTTGCTTTATCATCTTCTCCAAGTACTAAGTCCTTTCTGAATGCGGCTTCTACTCGCTGATTATTGTATTCTAGTCCTGGCAATTTCCATCCAACAAACCATGATATTGCGAGACCACCTAGTGAAATTATCAGAGTTCCCCAAACTAGAGAACCTTCAAAGTCTCTTATAATCGGAATGTCTACCTTATCACTAAATCCCCATAGTATAGGAATAAATGCGATTAAGGTCATAATTGCACGAACTACCTGTAATCCTAATGACTCAATTAATCGTGCCCATCTATTACAATCTTCTTGTATCCTTTGACTTGCACCCTCAATCTCTTGGTCTACTACCTGCCATTGTGGTATATAATTAAATGTTATTGCTTCTCGCCATCTCAACCCATAGATTCTTGTGAACCATCCAGTAAAAATAGCCAACGCAATATACGGAAATGCAATCACAGCAAATGATGGACTTCCTTCAAATCCTGTTAGAACATACTGTAAAGATATTAATTGGTCATATAATTGTGTTATACCTTCTTGTGGTTTATCCACATAATCTTTTGCGTTCTGTAAAAGATTATAGAATCCACCATACCATTCATTAATAGCAACACTCATTTGAACTTGTAACCAAAGGGATATGATGAGTGCTAAACCACCCCCATAAGCCCAAGTCATCCATTCTTTTGTTGCATAAAACGATTTAATCATAATAACCTTTCATATTATCCGTATGGTCTTTTTTCCTTGTTTAATATAATATCATCTTCATCTACACATTGTCGATAGGGTTTAGAATAATTTTGATTCTTTAATAATGTTCCTCTTTTCAATCCCCATCTATTTGATTCCCAATATCCATAACATCCATCACCATTTGTATTTGTAAAATTTGTTGTGCAACCAACAACCATCCATGTCGCCATCATTATAATAATTAATAATAGCTTTTGCATTTGCTCCTTCTATTGTTGTGTGTCTTTTGGTGTAATGATGGATTCAAAATCCCACTTATAAAAACCCATATCTCCACCAATGGTAAATCCACGCCGTGCATTTTGATTTTCTGCTTCATCTCCTTTATTTTCCATATTTTCACCCATATCTTCTAAAATCATAAATGCACCTTCATCAGATTTTTGTTTAACACCTTCCAGTGCATTATGTGTTTCCTTAGAATAAACTATTTGATATGACATCGGTACATTATTTTTTTCTAAAACCCATAAGTAAATCCAATTTGGTTCAGCTATATGATGTTTTAAATACATTCCCTCTTTTGGTAAAGCTATTTTTGGAAAACCTAATATTGAAGTATAAGTAACATAAGTTGATGTACTTAATACTAAAAGAATAGGAATAAACCAAATCAAAAATTTCCAACTTTTTCTTTGTTCAATTAGTAACCAAAGACAAACTGTAGAAAGAACAACTAATCCAAAAACTAAAATTGCTATCATATCTACCACCCTCTTTCAGAATGAGATTCATCATCAGCACCATTAGGATGAGTACCAATCCTTGTTGCCCCGTCAGGTTCATCTTCTATTATATCTGGGGCTGTTATTCCAGAACGCATATAAGGTACTACAAACTTTTTGTCTTCATACTCAAAATCTCCAAGCAGTTCACCATCTTTATCTATAGTAAATCTTACAAAAGTTTCTTCTTGTCCTTTACGATGAAATTTCTTTTCTCCTACCCATAAAATTTTATAGGGAGTAACTTTATGTAATTCTATTTTTACAGTTAATGGTTCATCTTTGTTATTAACTATTTTACTATTAACAGTATCACCCATTTCTCCCATTTCCCCATTAGTAGTCAATTGGCCTAATCTTGACCACTCTCTTGAAGAATAATAATGAGCATTAATAACGTATTCGCCAGCAATGATACCACGAATAGTAACTACCTCTCTATTAATATTTACTTTTGTTACTGTACCATCCGCACGTTTTACAATATCATTTGCATAACCCAAATCATCTTTATCCAAGTACATAAAGTTCGTTATAGGTAATCTAAAATGAACCTTAGCCTGAGTTGGGTCTTGTACATAAAGGTCTATATCGTCTGGCTGGTCATGGTCCCATTCCATGACAACAACAAATTCAGCCTTCCGTTGAAAGTCAGCTTTCTTTTGTTCTGGTTTTATGAGAAGAAATGCAATAATAAAAAGGAAAGCGAAACCGACAAGGATATTAAAAAGCAGATCTGTAAAACCAATAGTTGACTTGTATTTTTCATTATTCATTTAGTGCTACTTCAAGATTCACCAACTGGACTTTGATGATAAGTGAACATACCAATCCAACCAGAGTAGTCCAAAGAGCCGTACTCATCCCTGTTGCCATATCTGACAATGCCTGTTGTAATGTAACAGAATTTGATACATCTACGTTTTCAAATGCTGTTTTTAACATTATTAAAAATCCAGTAACAGTTCCTACCATTCCAAGAGCAAGGCATGATTCAGAAATAAACCACCCCACATTACTTTTTTGGTCATAGTCCTCTTGGACACCAACTTTGTAGGTTTTTGTACCTATCCAAATTGAGGTACAAATAAAAATAGAAAGTATAAAAAAACTCAATCGAGTTACATCGGCTACATATAATTCTTTATGTATATTAAAGTATACGCATGTAAGTAATCCTAATACTGTAATACAGAATATTAACCACCATTTGAGTACTGACTTCATCTCTTCCTTAAATTTCACAACCACCAGCCACACATGCCAATTCTTGACTCGCAACTGTATAGTCTTGTGATTCGTATGTTGACAATGTGCTCCAATCTACATTCTTAGGCATTTCTGTCAACTGTTTTTTGTATTCTTTTACATCACAATCTTGATATGGTGCTTGACGATATACATGCTCTGAATGTGGTAAAAATGAAATACCACTAATATCATCAAAATTTTCCCACACCCAAGCCTGAACTTCTGGCCATTCCTGTTCCTTAACTGAAATAGTTACAGAAGGTTTATGCTCACACCAATGAGTGGCATAAATTTTCCAGAGTTCCAACTGTTTCATTGCTGATAATTCCGTTCTACAGATTGCTCCTTTAGGACTCTGCATAGGAAACGAAAATACAGTAGTATGTTCTGGCTTTGTAATATCGGGTTCATGTGGAAACCCCTGTTCTTTCATCATCTTACAAAGTGGATCTTTATTATCAGCCCTTACTGTCCTAATATAATGAGTATTATGCCTGGCATGAATACCAGAAGCACTATCAACAAGCTGAGAAACAGTACCACTAGGTTTGACACAAGTAATGGCGGCACTAACTGGAATTCCAAGTATTTCTGCCCATTTTTTGTTTGTTTCGTATGCAACATCTCTTAATTCTTCCAATAATTCTTCTAATCCCTTTTTAGTTCCATTTGTAAGAGGATTATCCATTATTCCTGTAAGCGATACTCCCAATAATCTTTCTTCGTCACAATTCTTTTTCCACTCTCTTGAGAGGTATTTGAACTCGGTAAGAGTTGATTGAAATGTGCCAAGGATAGTCGCATTTCTAACTTTCTCTTGGAGAGACTCGCGAGTGTCATCTCGTCTGACAACGACTTCAGATAAGTTGCAGAACTCGCGGGACCGAAGAATGATCTCGCTGCACGGATTGGTGCCAAAATCTCCTCTGGGAGCTCGTCTTCGTATAGAATTTCCATCTCTATCTCTGTATCTTCCATTTGTCCTTTCTACAGTCCTTTTTGCTGACAGACCATTATATATTCCTCTTTCCCCCGACTTAGAATCATAGAGAGACAACCATTCCCTCATGAAAGTTCCTACATCTGGTTTTTCTTTATAATTAACCGAATTATTAGCAAGTGCTCGTTGTACATTATGTGTAAACCATTCTCCATGTTTGGCGAATCTCATTTCTCTATCATTGAGATTAGACAAACTTATAAGAGCACTTCGCCGAACACCACCCACAACCACTATCTCTGCTGTTTTACAGACTATATCGTGGCATTCTATCGGGTGTAGTTTTCTTCCCTTTGCATTCTTAAAAGTATTTACAGTAAAATTAAATAAATCTATTAATGGATCTGGGCCTGAGGCTCTTCCACCAAATGTCTTTAAAGGTGCTCCTGCCGGTCTAACTTTACTTACATCCCATCTTGGAATATGACCACCATATAACAAAGAGATAAGCTCTTTGAAGGCTCTGGCCCAACCTAACTTGGAATCTGCTACTACAACTGTTGTATCTGTATCATACAAATCTTCTGGTATAGCAGGTAGTTGGGAGGTGTATTCTTCTTCAACTGAAAATCCTACGCCTGTTCCGTTCATTAAAACATAGAGAATTTCATCAAACGATCTTTGGCTATCTATCTGTATATAGGAACAATTATAACCTGCGATATTTTCCTTTTGTAATGCCGGACCAGCTGTCATAAGACACCTCATAGATGGCATTACCTTCAAGTCTTTTACTGCATTTTGTAATTCTTCCTTCTGTCCGTTTTCTAGTTTGTATTCATGTTTCTCTTCTAACCAACCTTCAAAAAAATTAAAATATCGTTCTACTGTTTCATCCCAAGTTTCTCGTCTTTTTAAAGTATAATCCCATCGTGCGTATCTTGAAAGATGAATATATTCTTGGTAGGTGGTTGGTAATCTCATTGTTTTTCTCCTATCTTTACTAAAAATTCTTTTGATTCTCGTTCTGACAATCCGTATTTGTCCATAGTCCAACTTCCATTAAGATTGTCTTTTATAACTTCCATTTCTTGTTTTGAAAATGTTTCACCATTAACAATATAATCTTCAAACGCTTCACAACATAGAGGAAAATGTGGTTTCACTAACTCATACATCGCGTTAGCATAATCTCGTATTTCACGTTGAGCATGACTATCGGCACGTAAGTGAACCACATGGAAAAAATTATGTAAGTCTATTTTCCATATACACTCCGTATAATTGGCTACAGGTAGTACGACCCTCGACAACTCTCTTGCTATGTCTTCTTCCAATAGATTTTCATACGCAATATGTGCGTTATCATAAACTCTATTGAATTCATAATGCAAAAGGCCTGTCGATGGGTGTTTTTCATCCCTACCTTGATTATTTGTTTTGGATTGTTTTTGAAGGTAATCAGCCTCAGGCAGATAATACTCATTACTCATGATTGAGTATCGTCCCGAATACTCGTTTAAACTTGCTGTCCTATGTCTAACGAGCTGTCGCATAACAAAGATGGGAAGTTTTATGTGAAATTTAACTTCACACATTTCAAAAGGTGATGTATGCTTATGTCTCATTAAGTAGCGAATGAGGTTTCGCGTTTGGCTTACCTTCCGTGTACCAGTACCATAACTGAGCCTAGCAGCATTTTCTACCTCCTCATCATTACCCATGACATCAAGAAGTTTTACGAATCCAAGTTCATGAACTTCTATTTTATTCTGTGGTTCTCCATTTTCATCAATCATCACACTTTCCACATTCTCGCTTCCCACTCACCCCTCTGTCCAGAGTAAGTATTCATATTTATGTTTTTAAGGATTTTGTCTATTGTCTGACCTTTGAGGACCATTTCGTTAATATCTTTACCAACTGTTCTTGGCCAGACACACACCTTCCATCCTTTGTTCAAAAAAGATTTCATATTTTTCCAAATCTCAAAGTTTCTTGGTTCATTATCAAAGACAAGAGTTGTTGTGGATTTGTCAAGAAAGTCTATACTATTCAAATCACTACCACCCATGGCAAGAGCGTTTGGAAGGAAAAGAGAGTCAATCGGACCCTCTACCAAATATGTATGTTCCTTAGAATTCCATCTTTCCAACCCAAATATTTTTGGACAATCCTCATGTATTTTAACTGTCACATACCGAATTTTGGATTCGCGGAGGGCCCTCCCTTGTGCTCCGATAAGCTTGTTGTCTCTATCGAAAAAGGGTATCACTAATCTAGGTTCACCTTGAGTAAGTGTTGAATAGTCAACCTGACATACTGATTGGGCCCATTTCTTGAAATCTTCTGTAAAGAAGATTCTATCCATGAAATGATTTGGAATTTTTCTTGATTCATAATACACTCGAGCATAATGTTCTTTTGGTAGAGAACCAATAGAAGGTAAATGTATTATTGTTTTCTTTGGTTTGAACTTTGGTGGTTCAAATTTGAATTCTGGTTTTTTGGATTTTCCTTTACCAGTTTCACCAGACTTGTATCGCTCCATCACATATTGTTTATGAAGTGATGGGTCTATATCTTTAACCAGATTTCCAACTGATTGTCCCATTCCACAATTATGACACTTAAAGAATAGGTCTGACTTCTTACGATAGACATACCCCCTAGCCTTAATTTTGGATTTGGTGGAATCACCACAATGAGGGCATCGAAAGTTCCAGAGGTAATCCCTGACCTTTTTAAACCTATCTAATCGTGGAGATAATTGTAGTAAATATTTTGTATCAGTTATAATGCTCATACTATGATTATATCAAATTTGAGCAATTTGTCAAGTAGGCAGTTGACTCTTTATCCAGGCCAATGCAGCCTTACTTGTCACAGGTTCATCAATTAATTTCTTTATCTGTACAAACAGCTTATTAAATACATCCTCAGAGGCAGAATTGTTATCTATCAGAAGAAAGTTTTGTCTTCCAAACATCAATTGAAATTTTCCCATATTCTGTTGAACGGCGTTCCACATTTCTTCTACTTCAGAAGCTTCTAGACTTCTAGCTCTCATTTGATTTCTTTGTTGAGCAACATCAAGAGAGGTGTTCACAAATAACATATAGGTATCATACCCAATCCCATATAGTGAATCTCTAAGTTTTTTAATTTTCTTATAATCTTTTCCAGTACCATCAATCAACAATCCAAGTCTACCTTCTATCCATCCTGACTGTCGCCTACCAACCATACCTTTAGCAACATCTCTAATGGCCTGACCTCGTTTAGAATATATGTCTTTTGCAGTTGTTTGAAGTCCAGCATCTCTGAGTAGTTTTTCATACACAGGGTCAGAGTTGACAATCTTTAATCCAAATGGACTTAGTGAACCCAATCCACCCTTTGTCGCAACATAGGATTTACCCGACCCAGGGCCTCCAGCAGTAAAGAAAGCTTTAAAGATGCCGGGGTCGTGAACACCTTCTTCTATGTAAGTATTAAATCCTTTCATTTTTTCCTTTCAGCTGCAACAACTTCTCTTGTATAAACTTCTAATTCTATAGAACTATCCCATTCTTCTATTGGCCAGTTACCAACTGACTTTACATCATCATGAATTCCCTCATCATCTAAATATTCTTTTACTTCAAGAACGTGTATCTTTTTAATCTTGATATTATTAACTATCTGTTCATCCCACGAATCCTCTGTTTGTCTTTTTGACCTGGCATAACCATAAAATATACTACTCATAGTTTTTTCATGTTTTTTAATAATCTTTTCTACACCATCAAAATAGTCTTTTATAACTAATCTTAATTTTTTACCATCACCTTTTAGATGTCTTTTCATATCGGCCCAAAGGTCAAATTCAAATTCTGTTCGGGCTTTATTTCCCAATATTGGTTCAAGGTGTTTTAGTACAAGATTCCTTATCAAATCATTAAGTTCACGTTCTACTACTGCGAATTTGGGTCCTGTTCCATACCTTTGTGCATTTGCAAACCAAGACATTTCTACCCACCTTCTACCTGTCTTGTCCACTTCACTCATAATATCTGAACTTGCGGAAACAAGAGTATCTGCATCCATTTCTACTACAAGACCACCCCTTGTTGCAATACCCTTTTCCATATATCGAGCCATCATTGAATAGAATGCTGAAATAGATTTCTTCCCCCCTTCAATCCTTTTCAATTTTTCAAGACCACTTAAATCAGTTGCATGAAATACTGTTGAACGTATCGTATCTGGCCATATCCTTTTCATCATAGGCCCTGAAATAGGAATCTTTAAACCTGAAGCTCCGGCTCCTTGACCGCCTGGGACATCAAACACATAATCTGATGTACTCTGCATCGCAAATTCTGTTAGATATGATTTGAATGATTTCATTTCTTCTTTTTCTTTGGTTTGGCTTCATGTTCATGTTTTCCACCATGAGATTCAGTTACCTCATTGGCCTGAATTGTAATAGATTCACCCTTATATTCAACATAATATTCTTCTATCACACCATCTTCAGTTAAACTATGACTTTCTACTTCTACAAAATTTTCACCCAAACTTGGATGTTTAATGTGAGTAGCTCAATCGTGTCCTATGGCACGATTAACATTTCTTTTGTCAAGATTTTTATCTTCTTTTATTCCTAATTTTGCCTGATATTTCTTATTTAATTCAGCATGTTTGTAAACGGACATTCCAGGCTCAAAATATACACTAGGTTTTGGACCCTTTGGTGGTTTCCCATCATTAAGTTTTCTGTACGCTATCCAAAGTTGATTATACTTCTTTTGTTCACCTTCAGACCATCCACCTTTACCAGAAGACTTCTGAGCGAGTTTACTTAAATCATCTCTCATACTTTCTAACTTTTTTTCTTCTGGTGATTTTTTACTAAAAATCCCCTCACTAAATTCTGTATAGGTTTTCATTTTTTAATCCTCTCTTTGAGTCTACTTTTTTCTCTACGGCCACGATTAACACTTTCGTCTTCGTAACCTACGATTGTACCATTTTTATGTGATGCATCTTTTCTATCACCATTACCATAAGTACCTCTTTTACGATTATAACGATTTAATTCAGCACGATACTTCTTCATCTTTTTAGATGATTGGAATTTCTTATATTCGTCTTTATAATTTCTATCTTCTACCAGAGCAACTGAATCACCAGCTCTTCCAGTAAGATTTGCTAAACTAATATGAAATACTCGGCCGGGGTCGGGATTACCTTGAAGTAAGTCCATAGTATAATCGCTCCAATCTTGTTGATGTTTCATTTTAACATACCAAGATTTTCTACCACCCTTTTCAATTACTTTATAGGGTAATTCAATATCTATTTGATGGTCTGGTTCTGAGAAATCAAACCTTTTAAACATACTTCTTATTTTATTCCACCCAGGCCCTCCTGCTAAAGTAACATGAAGGTCTTTATCCTCTATTGCTATCGCATCAGAGTTCTTACTCAAAATTTGAGCTCTAATTACTTTGAGCTTCTTCAAAAGAGAACCTTCTACATTCCATTTTAGAATTGATTCTGCTTTTACCATTTAGTTCCTAAATATTTTTGGCATGAAATACTGTCAGGGGTTGACCTTTGGTAAGTTGGCCCCACTACTCTTCCTTTTTTGATCTTATTTTTACTATACATCCTGTGTATCCATCGGGCGTCTTATATCTTAGGACAGTTTCAATGTAGAAATCACCCCTGTCCACGATATTTCTTCCATCCTTTTTTCTTGTGTTTGTTCTTCGGCCTAGAATATTGTGACCTTCCTATACTCGTTCTCTTTGGAGTGGGAGTTTTTCTTGTAACTACTGATAATTTTCTTGGTTTTGCCATTTTTAAATCTTAATTAATATTGCTAAAAGTAAAATGTTTGCTATAGCCAGTTCCACTACGAGAACTGTATGATACCAAACCCAATTTGTCTCATATCGTTTATCTCGTTCCAATTCAACTTTTGTTTTTCCTTCTTGTATTCTAGGGAGCCAAATATTCTCCCAACCCTCTTTAGCCTTTTTCAAAAATTTCATATTCCCTCATGAAAAAATTGTTTGTATAATAAACACTATAATTGCACCTGACATTCCACCCAAAAAACAATTGTAAGACCATTTGAGGAATTTGTATTTTCTAAGTGCAAGAACTTTTCCTTGTCCAAAGATATCTCCCGCCATAGCATCATATATTTTATCATCAGTACTCAATACTTCCGCATAATCTTCTTTGTATTCATGTATTGGTAAATGTGCAAAATGTCCAAAAAATAAAGGATTGAATAGTGGAGACTTCCTATCTATTTCATTTGACCCCTTTTGTTTCGGATAATCAGTATTTGGTATAATTGCAAATATTGCAAATAACAAAGAGAAAAAACTACCAAACGCAAAAGTTAGTAGTGGAAATCTCATCACTTCATTATCTAAATTCGCAATAGTGATTGAAAATACAATAGATGCAACAGTAATCATAATATTCGCTTTAGCATCAGCCATCAAACCCAATCTCATTTGATTACCATGATTGACACGCAGGATATTATCTACTGCTGTTCTATCTTCTGGAACATTATTGAATGGATTTTTTCCATCCTGTTCCTCATTTTCATCTCTAGAGAAACGCGTAACGTGTCCCATGTATTCCTTTTTTATTAAATTTTATTTAAGTGGTGGTGCGTATAATAATCCTCCATGATTGTAAAGTTTGTTCAATCCACGTTCTAAACCTAGTGGAGTATTTTCCCCAACATTTCTTTCGTATATTTCTTTATAATTTCCAACCTGTTCAATTATACTAACTGCCCATGTTGAGGATAATCCTAATTTAGCTCCAAGATTGGGATGGTCTTTACCATTTATTTCTCCCATAAATCTTTGAATTTTTGGGTCACTATGATTTGCAAATCTCCCAATATTATTTGAATCAATTCCATACTCCTCTGCAATGAATAGAATGAAAACTGTCCATCTAACAATATCTGACCATTGTTGATCTCCATATTTCACAACAGGTCCGAGAGGTTCTTTGGATATAATTTCTGGAAGAATTATATGCCAATCTGCATCCTTAAATTCTGTACGATTAGAAGCCAATCCTGACCTATCCGTACCATACATATCACATTTACCTTCTAAATACCAATTTTTTGATTTTTCTCCAACTGGAACTTCTATTGGTTTAAAGGGTAGAAAGTGTTTTTTAAAAAAGTCCTTTATATTTTTCGCTGCTGTTCCAGTGCCACTAAAACATATTCTAGCACCTGCCATTTGTTTAGCAGAAGAAACACCTAAAGTTTTTTTAGTTATAAATCCTTGACCATCATAAAAAGTTGTAGGTAAAAATTCTAATCTCTTTGAAACATTTCTAGAAAATGTATAGGTAGTTGCTGCCGAAAGAACATCTATTGTACCATCTATCAAATAACTGAATCTAGTTTTACCATCTACTACTTCAAAACTTATCGCTGTCGCATCATCAAATACCGCTGCGGCAACTGCTCTACATATATCGACATCAAGCCCAATCCACTTATCTCCATCTTCATCATCCCAAATCATTTGGGAAAAGCCAGGGAAATCATCTTTTGTTCCACAAATAACTTCTCCTCTTTCTTTGACACGAGCGAGAGTCGTTCCGTATGTTGGATTATATTCTGGTTTGGGTGGGTCCTTACGTTTTGCCCATTCTTGTTTAACCGCTTCTATTTCCTCATCAGTCATCTTACTATGGTCATGAGGTAAGTGACTTGCCTTTTTCGTTGGTATTATCACAGCAGGATTTAATGTTGTTCCTTCTGCAACAGACCCTATTACTACTACCCAAAATATCCAAACAAAACTTACAAAAAATTTACCTATCATTTTAATGCTCGATATATTTCTAATAATTCCTCATCTGGTATAGGTGCTGTACTTGTCCAATATCTCTGATGTCCTATTTGCATAAATGCTTTAATATCAGAAAAACTAGGATATTTTGACAACAAATTGTGAAGGAGATAATCTGGACTCAGGTGACAAGTTGCACATTGATGATCTCTCGCAAAAACTCTTGTTGATTTTTTAAATCTTTCTGATTGAACTAAAACAGAATTAAGGTCCTTTTCCATCCAATGCATTTTTTCTGCCATATTTGGAAGAAGAAAAAATATTAAATATACCAATAATCCAATTATAGTGTATATAAAAATTCTACTCGATGCAACCAGATTCTTAGTTTCTATTTCAATAGCTTTTACTGGTTCTAATTCTAATAATTCCTTTTCACCAACTTCATGTTCTTTCTTTTTTTGTTCTGCCATAATCTACCTCACTTTTTCCTTCCAATTTCAGACAATTTTTTTGTTATTTGTTGTTGAAACCACTTTAATACTATTGGGATACTTACATTAGATGTAAGTCCAAACAAATAACCCACAGGATATCTATAACTCGCGTATGGTGCCAATTGAGGTATGTTTGTGAACACAACAGAAACTAACATATATCCTGTAACACTCATTCCCATATTAATTATTAAGTCAAGACCGATTAACCATATATTTCCTGCATATTTCTCTTTATGGTCTTGTCTGTAGTTGAATAGAAAAATCCAAAATGACGAAAATAGGATAAGTCCTATCATTATGAATTCATCTATAGTAAAAAGTTCATTCATTTTTCTTTTTCCTTATCTATGGATATCCTATATTTTTTAATTTTCTAATTGTAGTTTTAGCGTTAATGTGATGGACACCTATTCCACCCGCTCTTTCAAATTCTTTGATATTACCAAGATGGTCATCAATTAATAAATTTGGTCTTCCATCTCGGCCATCTTTTGCAAAATTCTTTTTATTTTTTCTCAATACAATTCTCATTCTTTCTGAAGGGAGTCTAAAATGTTTCATCATCCATCTGGTCTTATCCTTCCATGCTCTTCTCGCTACTGGTCCTCTTGATTCTCTTGGAACTGCTGTAAGCATAAATGGGTCAAATTGTTTGATATAATTCCAGAGTAAATGAGCATCTTCCATTGGTGGTAATTGTAAAAAGAAGTCAACTGGTAAACTGTCCCAATCATCATCTGAAAATTTATGACCTAAGAGATTTGTGGTATATGTGGTAAAGTCAGCAACCACTCCATCCATATCACAATAGATTTGTGGATTGTCAAATTCCATTAGATGTTGTGTGAACGATTTCATCTTCTCTGGTCTTTCTGTATAACCTGACTAATATAATCAGATAATTCTTGGTCACTATTCCATAATTCATATGGAAATCCAAGTGGACTTAACATTTCATCTCCTTCTTCATCAAAATCATCTGCAAACTCTCCACCTACATGAATCTTTTTTATCTTAATATTATTAACTACTAATTCATCCCATTGTGGAACATCCCCACTATCTGGATCTGCTGTAAGAGTTCTCTTTTTAGTATAATCTGTAAGTACAGCCTTTAATCCTGCAGAATGTTTCTTGAAAACTTTTTCTATACCATCCATATAATCTTTAATAATCAAAGACATAATTTTTTTATTGTTGATTCTTTCAGTACGAAGCTCCATCCATGCTTTTGCGATTGGCCAATCTAATTCTGGATACTCTGCGTGGGTCTTAATTATACCCCACAACATATTTTCTATATCTTTTTTTATTCCCTTGAGTTTAGTTTTACCACCCAATCCATGCTCCGTTACTGGGTCAAGAAGCGTTGCCACTATAATCCATCTTCTACCCGACTTATCTGGAGCACTTGCTATATCATCTGCTCCTGCAGCAAGAACATCTCCTTCTAACTCTGCAATATAACCACCTTCTGTTCTGATACCATAACTGAGCATATCCCAATCCATATTATAAAATGCAGAAATTGACCTCTTCTTTCCTTGCATCTTTACTAATCTCTGAATTCCAACAAAATCAGTTACATGGAATACTGTAGACCGAATTGACTTAGGCCATATTCTTTTGAAGATTGACGGCGATAGTGGAATTCTTAGGTCTTTTAAACCACCTCTCGTGCTGAGGTCAAACAGGGCAGAGGATAAACTCT